AGGAGGGGGGTTAAAATGTGACCGTATCCGAACAATTAGAAAAAGAGAAGAAGATCAGGGCAGAGAAAAACCGAATTACCAAGATCTACAAAAACAACAATCTGGATAAAGACATTATCAAGGTTTTGGAAGGGCTTGTTTCTGATGCCGCTTTTATGCGAGTGGCCATTGAAGAAACGAAAACCGAACTCATCAAAAAAGGGATGATGGAAAAATTTGAGAATGGTTCCCAGGTATTTATGAGGGAAAAGCCGGAATCAAAATTATTCCTGAATTTCATGAAACAGTATTCTAACACAATGAAGCAGCTGATTGATCTGATGCCAGTCCAGGTTAAAGAAGAAGAACAGGATCAACTGCTGCAGTTTTTTAAATCCGGGAAGGAAGCGATTAAAAAATGAGCCGGGCCGAGTACATCGAAGAATATTATGATGCCATCATGTCCGGCGATATTGTTGCTTGCTATCGGATCAAACAAGTTTATGAAAAGCTGATGTATGATCTCAAACACCAAGGGCTATTTGTTTTTGATGAAGATCTGGCTAATCGCCCGATTGAATTTATTGAGACATTTTGTAAGCAGTCCCAGGGTGTATTGGGTGAGCCATTAAAGTTGATGCTTTTTCAAAAAGCCAAATACCAGGCAATTTATGGGTTTGTTGATAAAGATACCCGCTTTAGAAAATACCGGGAAGTATTGGATATTCGTGGGCGTAAAAATGGGAAGACAACCGAGCTTGCAGCAACAAGCATCGAAATGACGGTGGCTGATGGCGAAAGTGGCGCTGAGAATTATTTCATTGCGACCAAACAGGAACAATCATCGAAGGGATTTAATGAAGCCTGGAACATGATTAAGCAGGATCGGTCATTGTCTAGGCATATCAGAAAACGAAAATCCGATTTATTCTTTGATGCCAATTTCTCTTTTATTAAAGCTTTGGCCAGTAATGTAAATGGATTGGATGGTTTGAATTCTCACTGCGTTATTATCGATGAACTGGCAGCGATCAAAAATCGGGATCTCTATGATCTGATGATACAATCAACGTCTTCAAGGGATCAGCCACTCTTAACTTGTATCTCCACCAATGGTTTTGTCCGTGAGTGCATTTTTGACAGCCAGTATGAGTATGCTTGCAAGGTTCTCGATGGAAAAGTGGTTGATGAAACATTCCTGCCATTTATCTATGAGCTGGATGACCGGGACGAATGGGATAAAGAAGAATGCTGGATTAAAGCAAACCCGGGGCTTGGTGTTATCAAGAAAATCGAAGTTCTTCGAGGTTTTGTGAATAAAGCAAAAGAAGATCCGGCCTTTAAAGCCACAGTTATGGTTAAAGATTTTTGTGCCACCGAAAACGCAGCAACTGCCTGGTTACGCTGGGAAGAACTATATAACCCGGAGAAATTCGAAGCAAAAGAAATGGGCTTTCGTTATGGCATTGGCAGCTTTGATTTAGCTGAAACAACAGACCTTGCAGCAGCAAAAGTTGTCTGCAAAAGAAGGGATGACGATAAAGACTATTATCTGTCGATGTACTGGCTTCCGGAAGAAAATTTGAATAATAAAGAATTATTGGATCAGGTACCCTATCTGTTATGGGAAAAGCAGGGATTGCTGAGAGTTTGCCCGGGGAACCGGATTAACCCCTATGCGATTTTAGAATGGTTTATTGAAGTTCAAGATGAGTATGACATTTATATTCCTTGGATTGGTTATGATCCCTGGCATGTGGATGCCAGTTTGCTGATGGCTTTTCAAAATCACTTCGGTAAAAATGCGATGATTTCAGTTCGGCAGGGGTCATATACCTTATCCATGCCGATGAAGGATCTTAAGGCTGAGCTGATTGCTAAGCAGTCGGTTTATAATGACCATCCTATTGATAAGTGGTGTCTGAAAAATATTGAAGTAAAAACGGACATTAATAACAATATCCAACCGGTTAAAGGGGTATCTCAGACACAGAAAATTGATGGGGCTGTGGCCATGATTATTGTTAAGGTCATCCTGAAGGATAAGATGGCCGAATATTTAAATATGATTTAGGAGGTGATTGCTTGTTTGAAAAAGTGAAACAATTTTTTAATAAAAGCCCAACAGTATCTATTTTTGAAATGATTACTGAACAGGGTAATGGTTTCTATGCCTGGAATGGCAACCTGTATCATTCCGATTTGGTGAGGTCATGCATCCGGCCAAAGGTTAAAGCCATTGGTAAGCTGACCGCCAAACATGTTAGGCAAACCGGATCTGATTTTCAGGTGAATCCGGAGGTTTACATGCGCTTCCTACTAGAAGAGCCAAACCCATACATGACCGGGCAGATGCTTCAGGAGAAGTTGGCCACTCAGCTGCAGCTTAACAATAATGCTTTTGCGTATATTGCCAGAGATGCCAATGAAATGCCGGTAGCCATTTATCCCATACCGGTGACGACGGTGGAGGCGGTTTATAATTCTTCCGGAGAATTGTTTTTAAGGTGCTATTTGCTTAATGGTAAACTGGTCACTTTCCCCTATGTGGATGTGATCCACCTTCGACAGGATTTTAACACCAATGATATTTTTGGTGAAAGTCCTCAGAAAGCACTGGAGCCCCTGATGGAGATTGTGAACACGACTGATCAGGGGATTATTAAGGCAATTAAAAACAGTGCGGTGATTAAGTGGCTGCTTAAGTTCAACACAACCTTAAGAACTGAAGATATCAAAAAAGAGACGGATAATTTCACGAATACTTTTTTAAGTATCGAAAACTCTGGTGGAGCGGCTGCAACTGATGCCAAAATGGATGCAATACAGGTTACCCCGCATGATTATATACCCAATGCGCTACAGATGGATAAAACCACTCAGCGTATTTTTTCGTTTTTTGGTACCAATGAGAAGATCATCCAGAGCAAATACACCGAGGATGAATGGAACGCTTACTATGAAGCTGAGATTGAGCCTTTTGCCTTACAAGCGTCCGGAGAATACACCAGAAAATTGTTTAGCCGGAAACAGCGAGGGTTTGGAAATACAATTATGTTTGAGTCCTCAAATCTTCAGTATGCCAGTATGAACACAAAACTGGCATTGTACCAAGCGGTTGACCGTGGCTCCATGACACCTAACGAGTGGCGTAAGATTTTAGGAAACCTGACCCCATTAACCGGAGGGGATGAAGCCATCCGGCGACTTGACACCCAGCCGGTGAAAGAATACACAAAAGCTGAGAATGGAGGTGAGTAAATGCCTGTTGAAATTGAAGTAAGAGGGACAATTGTCCCAGATGGTGATAAGTGGATCTATGATTATTTTGAACAGCCCTGCACCACAGCAGCGGATATCCGAAATAAGATCCGATCGGCTAATGGTGATGTGCTGGAAGTTTCGGTAAATAGCCCGGGCGGTGATATTTTCGTTGCTTCGGAGATTTATACCGCATTGAAGAATTATAACAATGTCAAAATCAAGGTGACGGGTTTGGCGGCCAGTGCTGCCAGCGTGATCGCCATGGCCGGTTATTGTGAAATGAGCCCAACGGCTCAGATGATGGTCCATAATGTGTGGACATTCCAGAGCGGTGATTACCGGGATATGGATTCCGCTTCGGATAGCTTAAAAAAAGCCAATCGCTCCATTGCCAATGCCTATTGTGTGAAATCTGGCATGAGCATGGAGGCGGCTTTAAAAATGATGGATGAGACCACATGGATGACTGCCCATGATGCCAGGGCGCTGGGGCTTGTGGATAAGGTGCTGTTTAGTGTTGATGATGAAGAGGGATTCTATCAGAATCAATTATTTAATAGTGTCTTGAAAGAAAACGCCAAAGCCATGTATGCAGCGATCCCCCGGTTAAGTCCTGGTGTGATTGCAAAAATGCGAGAGTCTCGGGAGAATGTTCCGGACAAAAATGAAAATCAAGAAAATAAACTAAAAGTCCTTGTTGATCAGGATATTGAATCGGCAAAGGCTTATTTAAATTATTTAAAACTGAAAGGTAAAGTGAAAAATGACTAAAGAACAGTATTTGAAAATGAGAAATGAATTGTTGGCAGAGGTGGACGGACTGATTAACGGCGGTGATGTGGAAAATGCCAATACGAAAATGGCAGAGGTTACGGCTCTGGATAACCAGTTTGAAGCAGAGCGAACTGCCCAGGCTAATGCTGCAGCGTTACGGGGGGCACCGGTGGTAAATTTATCATCTGTAACAGCACCATTAATGGATGGACCGGAGCCAATTCCAGTTTTTGCATCATTTGGCAACGTGACCACCGAAGCTGAGCTGCATGAACGAGCCTTTTATAATTTCATGGTGAACCGGCCATCGACTCCCGAAGAAAAAGCGGTGTTTGATCAGGTCAATACCGATTATCGAAATGCGGTACAAACTGCCACCGATCATCAGGTGGTGATTCCAGAAACTGTAACCGCCAAAATCTGGCAGGAAATTGCAGATGCTCACCCGGTATTGCAAGATATTTTTAAAACCTTTGTCCCCGGGGATCTTACGCTGATTAAAGATGATGATAGCATTACCGATGCTGAATGGATTGATGAAGCAACCTCGGCAGAGGGGGATGATGTTGGCTTTGGAACGGTTGAGTTAACGGGTTGCGAACTTCCGAAAGCCGTTGATGTATCATGGAAGATTAAGAAGATGGCCATGAGTGACTTCCTTAATTACATTGCCAGAAAAATTGCTGAAAAAATGGGGAATGCCATTGCTAAGTCTACCTTCACGGGAAAAGGAAAACCGGGTGAAGGCGATACGTTTAAAGCTCAGCCTAAAGGTGTTGTAACAGCCCTGAATGCTGAAGCGGGAACACCACAGGTTATTACCTTTGCTACGGCTGATCCCCTGACCTATAAAAAGATTACATCGGCTTTGGCAAAAATTAAAAGTGGGTATCTGGGAAGCGGGGCAGCCATTTACGCCGACAATGCTACGATCTGGAATGAGCTGGCCAATGTTTTAAATGAAATGGGAAATCCTTATTTTGTTCCCGATCCTACTGGTGCCGGTGTTGGCCGTATGTTTGGCTTGCCGGTAAAAGAAGAAGCGGCAGCTGAAGGGAATATTCTCATTGGTAATTATGGCAGAGGTTATGCCATGAACGTTAATCAGGATATTACCTTATATCAGGAAGATCATATCAAGGCCAGAACAACCACCTACATGAGCTATTCCATTATTGATGGTGATGTGGTGACAAACAAGGCGTTTGCGCTTATCAAAAAGGTATAGAAGGGTTTAGGGGGCAATGCCCCCTTCTAATTGGTGAATAACATGATTGAATCAATCAGAAATGCCTTAAGAATAAAGAATACTGTTTTCGATGATGAAATAACCGATCTGATTAACGCCTGCAAGCTGGATCTTTCCATATCCGGGGTGAAGATCATCGATGATGCCGATCCGCTGATTAAGCAGGCGGTTAAGACCTATGTAAAAGCGAATTTCGGCCTTGATAACAAAGATGGCGAAAAATACATGGAAAGCTATGAAGCCATTAAACGGCATCTTGCTTTATGCGGTGACTATAACGTTGAACCCATCGAAGTGGTCGTTTTACCGGAAGAGGGTGTGTAAATGTGGATAAGTATCTGTTATTTGGGGATCGAAGCTGAAGCAGAAAACGCCATCGGTGAAAAGTATGAAGCAGTTTCCTTTGATGATTATGTTTTCTGTGATCAGAAATCCATCCGCATGGCTGAGTTTTATCAGGCAGCCACAACCGATTATAAGCCATCCATCACCTTGACTTTAAAACAGGCAGATTATAGTGGTCAAAAGTATATCAAGTTTGAGGATGAGGTTTATACCATGATCCGGACCTATGCTGTTGACAGTGAGGATATCGAAGTGGTTCTGGAAAGGGGGATTAAACATGGGGATGCCTCCATCAGTGACGAAAGTATTGGTTAAGAAGGGGAAAACCACGATTCAATATACATCAAATGTGGATCGGGTTAAATACACCCTATCCGAATTAACCCGGGCAGCCCTCCGGGATGTTGGTAAGTATCTGACGAAAGAATTTCGCCTGGCTTATTATGGACACTTCAAGAAACGACGGAAGAAGGTTGGGAAATATACTCAGTATTGGGTGCGAAAAAAAGATTGTGATCTTAAGGTCGGTTTAAAACCGAATGCTTTTTATGGTGGCTTCCAGGAAAAAGGATCGTCTAAGACTCCGGCGCTGGGATTACTGACCAAAGTTACCCAGGACAATATCGCAAAAATCGTTGAGATTGAATCGCAGTATTTAAGCTCATTGGAGTCAGAAGCTGCTGCATTGGCAAAAATCAGTGAAGAGGAATATGAGGGAGGAGCCGATGGCGAGTAAAACAGTCTTACTAATCGAAGAAATCAAAAAAATCATTCAAAACGTCCATATCGGCGTTTTTTATTTAAAGGCGACCAAAACCACTGCTTACCCTTATATAACCTTTAAAATAAGCGATATCGGGGCCAGTAAAAAGCTGGAACTGGACTACTGGACGGATAAACTGGACTCTATTGAACTGGAAAAATTAGCGGATAATGTGGGTGATTATTTGAATAAATATACGCTCACGAATGAGCATCACAGCATTACAATCTATAAAAATGATGACCGGCAACGGTTGGATGAAACAATTATTAAGCGGATCAATGAATCATATCTGGTTCGTTATTTTGGAAAGGAAGAATAAAAAATGGGAAAAGTACGAACAGGTTACAATCAGAAAACAATGGAGAATCTCCATACTGGTGCCGGTGCGTTTTTTAAAAATTTTAACGTTGGTGTGGATACCTATGAATCCGCTAGAGCTGGCGGGAAGCTTTTAGGAGCCACTCAGGGCGGTGGTGAATTTAAGGCTTCGGCAGAAATTAGGAATATTGAAATTGATGGGTTGCCGGGTAAAGGAAAAGGGACGGAGATCATCGATTATATTGACGTTTCCTTAGCAATGAATTTCATTGAGACAACTCCGGGAATTTTGGTGATGGCTCTGGGTGCTGCCGATATTGATACCACCTCAAATGGATCATATGACATTATCACTGGACGAAATGCTTTTGAGGATTCGGATTATATCGACAACATTACCTATATTGGTACCATTACTGGAAGTGAGGAACCCATTATTATTCAGGTCTTCAACGCATTGTCAACCGATGGGTTAAATATCAAGGTTGAGGATAAAAAAGAAGGCGTGATCCCTCTTACCGTTTATGGCCATTATGAAGATACCGGGGAAGGTACCTTGGATGCACCACCCTATAAGATCTTTTATCCAAAGGGATCTAATGCTGCAACACCAATTGCCAGTGTTAAAGGTGGTCTATATGCTTCCAGCCAAACGGTTAGCTTAACATGCGTAACGGTTGGGGCAACGATTTATTATACGATCAATGGTTTTGAGCCAACGGCTGATGATACGGCATACTCTACAGAAATTACGGTGGCAACAGATACGATCTTAAAAGCAAAAGCAATGAAATCCGGCATGGCTGATAGTGCAACCATGACCGAAACTTACAGAATTGGAGAATAACTAAATGATTGAAAATGTACGAAAACTAAATACGGCAGATTTATTTGAATTTATGCGGATGGTTAAGCGAACCGGGGTTAAGGATGAGCTTAAGAAGATTGCTAAGAATATCCCAAAAAAAGATAAACAACCTAAACTGGCGCTGGTGGAAAATGAAGAAGCCGAAAAGACGGAAATCGTTACGGAAAAACTATCCCAGGCAGAGGTGGGAATTGATCTTGCTTTTTCGGTGATGGAAATCTTTGCAAACAAGAAAGCTGAAGATGAAATCTATGCTTTTATTGCCCGTCCTTTCCAATGTGCTCCGGAAGAAGTGGGCGAGAATGATTTGATGGACACCATCGAAAAATTGAAAGATGTGGCCGATGCTCAGAAGTGGGCATCTTTTTTCAAGTCAGCAACTCAGTAGATGTTACTGACATCGAGGAGTTGCTCCTAAGACGATATAACAACATCGACTATATTTTAAACATGGATATTGATAGCGGTCTCACATTTATTCGCAAAGCCTTTGAAAAAGAAGAAGATGCGAAATTGTGGGACCGCTATTTAGTTGATTACCGGCATATGGGGCCTGAGAATTTTATCACCTTTGAGACTTATAAAAAAATGGCTCAAATGGAAAGCATGCAATCAAGAGCTGCACCCAAAACGAAAGCAGAGACCATCAGTGAAATCAATGAAAAAGTTGAAAAGATCATCAACCTTACCCTGAAAGGGGGTGAAGCAAATGGCGTTTGAGATCTTTAAACTGTTTGGTTCGATTTTTGTTGATACCAGTGAAGCCAATAATGAAATGGATCGGGCTGGAAATAATGCCGAGATCTTAGGTAAAAAGTTCGGTGCCGTGGCTGATAAGGCAGACAGCATCCGAAATGGATTAAATTCTGCCGGAGAAGGGTTTTCAAAATATGTAACCGCTCCAATTGTTGCATTAGGGGCTGCCAGTGTGGTGGCCTTTAATGCCGTTGATGACGGTATGGACGTAATGATTAAAGCGACCGGAGCCACCGGCGATGCAGCCAGCGGTCTGGAGAAAGTCTTTAAAAATGTTTCGGGTTCGGTCATCGGCAGTTTTGAGGATGTCGGTGGTGCCATTGGGGAGGTTAATACCCGCTTTGGAACAACCGGCGATGGCCTGGAAACCATGAGCGAAGACTTCCTGAAATTTGCCGAGATCACCGGGGTGGATGCCACCCAAGGGGTTCAGCTTGTCTCCCGGGCAATGAGCGATGCGGGTATTGATACAGCAGATTATAAGACGATCCTAGATCAATTATCAGCTGCTAGTCAAGCATCTGGAATTTCGGTTGAATCATTGACCGAGAATCTGACTAAGTATGGTGCGCCAATGCGAGCCCTTGGGTTTGATACCCAGGAGAGTATCGCCATTTTTGCCGGATGGGAAAAAGCTGGCGTTAATACTGAAATTGCATTTAGTGGGATGAAAAAAGCCATCTCCAATTGGGCCGCAGCGGGCAAGGATCCCCGGGAAGAATTTAAAAAGACGCTGAAAGTCATTGAAGAAACGCCGGATATTGCCAGCGCAACGACGATGGCCATTGAGGTCTTTGGTCAAAAGGCTGGCCCGGATCTGGCCGATGCCATCAAAGGTGGTCGGTTCTCCTATGAGGAGTTTCTGGCCGTTGTTGAAAATTCTGAGGGAACCTTAGACGGAACCTATGATGAATTGCTGGATGGCGGGGCAAAGTTTGAAATGTCCATGCAGAACATCCAGGAATCCTTGGCCGGGCTTGGCGAAACCGTCATGAATGTTCTGGCTCCAATGATGGAGTCAGCAGCGGAAAAAATACAAGGTGTAGCCGATTGGTTTGACAACCTTGATCAAGGACAACAGGAATTCATTGTGAAAATCGGGATGGTGGCAGCTGCTATTGGACCGGTTTTATTAATTTTAGGCGGTTTAGCCGGTGCGGTGTCCAACGTCGCCGGACTATTTGCAACCGGGGGCATGCTTAACGGAGCCTTGGGAGCAGCATCAGCAGCCTTTGGCCTTGGTGCCGAGGGTGCCGTGGGGATGGGAGCATCACTGGCAGCATTAACGGGGCCGGTGGCCATCGTCGTTGGAATTGTTGCGGGTTTGGTAGCCATCTTAGTTGGTGCCTATCAAAGTTCAGAGACGTTTAGAAATTCAGTTTCCGGAGCGTTTGAGTCCATTAAAAACACGGCTCAAGATGCGTTTGGAAGAATCGGTGAGGCATTAGGCCCGGCGATGGAGTCCTTCCAGGGGTTTGCCACTAATTTAACGCCTGTCTTGCAACAAATCGGGGATTTCCTTGGCACATATATTGTGCCAATAGTAGAGCAGTTTATAGGATCATTTATTGATGGTTTTGCCAGTATCATTGTGGCCATTGCGCCGTTTATTGAAGCAATCGGAAATCTACTAAGTTTTATCGGTAATTTTGTTGGCATGGTCTTTGCCCTGTTAAATGGAGATTGGGCAGCAGCCTGGACCTTTGCCCAGGCAATGGGTCAGAATGCAGTTGATTTTCTAGTTAATGTCTTTCAGGGACTATATAACTGGGTATCGCTTATTTTCCAGAGTATACTGGATTTTATAACGGGTATCTGGGCTGGTATTGTGCAACGCACAACCGATACATGGAATGGGATTACAACCTTCCTGCAGACAGCATGGCAGTTGATTTATGACAACACGATTGGGAAGATTACCGAGTTAGCTACTGGAATCAGCAATAAGTGGCAGGAAACCAAGACTGATACCCAGCAGAAATGGGATACCATTAAAAGTGATCTCAAACAAAAATGGGACGAAATTTATGCTAATGTCAGCGGCAAGGTAAAAGAAACATTCGATGCGGTTTCTCAGAAATGGACAGATACAAAAACCGATTCTCAAATGCAATGGGGAGAGATCAGAGATGATTTAACCACCAAGGCTGGAGAGATCTACTCCAATATTATAGGGAAAGCTCAAGCACTGCTTGATGAATTGCCTGGTAAATGGCTGAGTATTAAAAATGATGCAGGTGTCTGGTGGGATGGAATAAAAACCAGAATTTACGATGCGATTAAAGGCTTGCCTGATGAAGCCAAAGGCATTGCTACCGGGATGCTAAATAAAATGGTGGAAGGGATTCAGGAAACCGCTAGCAATGTTTATGGTGCGGTTACTGCCCTTGTCAATGATGTAATCACAAAATTCAAAGAAGGCTTCGGGATTCACTCCCCAGCCCGTGTCATGATTGAAATCGGGAAATATATTGTCCAAGGTTTGATTAATGGATTAGACGGTAATAACCTGATGAGTTTTGTTAATAATATGGTCGAAGATATTAAAGCAGCATTTGCCAATGGAAATTTCAATTTAAAGGCTGCCATTGATTTCATCGGTAGCGGTGCTGCAGAGTTTTTTAAGAGCATCGGTATTGGTGGGTCCGATTTTGGAAGCCTCACGGTTCCAGTCGGTGGCGACATTACTTCTGGCTTTGGATATCGTGATGATGTTGCTGGTGTAGGTTCTTCAGATCATATGGGGATCGATATTGGCGCTGCCGAGGGAACTCCCGTTGGAGCTGCCGGAGCAGGAACGGTCACTCAGGCCGGTTGGTACGGTGGATACGGAAATGCAGTCATTATTGACCATGGAAACGGGTTAGAGACCTTATACGGGCATCTTTCACAAGTATTGGTTAATGTGGGCGATTTAGTAACCCAATTACAGACCATTGGTTTGGTGGGGAGTACAGGGAATTCAACTGGCCCCCATTTACATTTTGGTGTTATGGAAGACGGTGCGTGGGTTGATCCATCCAGTATTTTTGGATATGCATCTGGAACAGACTATGCGACTGCCGGTTTGCATTGGGTTGGTGAAAAAGGTCCAGAGCTGGTTAATTTTAAAGGGGGCGAATCGGTCATAGATGCTGAAACAAGCGAGCTGCTTGCAAAAGGTAATGTAATTATGGAGGTCACCATTAACAGCCCAACACCACTATCACCAGCCAAAACGGCTAAGCTGTTAAAGCGGTCAGTGCAAGAATTATTAATGAATTAGGAGGCTGGAATGCGAAAAATAAAATATATCAATTCCTTAGGGGAAGAGTTGCTTTTTGGCAATTCAGCCCCTTTTATTTTGCAGAAATTTGAAGAAAGTCAGGGTGTCAATAATTATAATTTCAAAGGTGTTGGTCAGGATGGGGAAACCTATCTTGGTAATACCCTAGACCCGAAGGATGTAAATCTCACGGTTGCGATTATCGCAAAGACATCCGACTTATACAATCAGTACAAAGAAAAGCTCTATCGAGTATTTAATCCGAAGCTTGGCCAGGGTTACCTGGTCTATGACGATTATCTCAAAGAGCGAAAAATAAAATGCATCCCGGAGAAGATCCCATTTTTAAAGGATGCGATTAAGTCCGGCACTGGTCTTATTAACCTAACAGCCTATGAGCCGTTTTGGAAGGATTTGCAGGAAAGCATGGATGAGATTGCCATGTGGGTAGCAGATTTTGAGTTTGATTTGGAGATCCCTGAGGATACCGGCATTGAGATCAGCCACCGGGAACCGAGTCTGATTGTGAACTGTTTGAATGAAGGAGATGTCGAAACTGGCATCCGCATTGAATTTAAAGCCTTGGCTACTCTCATAAACCCGTCACTTTTTAATGTCAACACCAGGGAATTTATTAAGATCAAAAAACCCATGACAGTCGGTGAAGTAATTTCAGTATCCACCTACTTTGGTGACAAGCGAATCATAAGCAAGCTAAATGGCGTGGAAACAAATGCGTTTTATGCCATCGATGAGGATTCAACCTTCCTGCAGCTTGATAAAGGTGATAACTTGTTTCGTTACGATGCCGACTCTGGACTGGATAATCTGGAAGTGACAATCTACCATTACAACAATTATCTGGGGGTGTAACGTGGATCTGTATATTTACAATAAAGCACTTGCGTTGCAGAATGTCATGGATACTTACGGATCACTTCGATGGGTTAGAAGGTACACCGAGTGTGGCGAATTTGAGCTGCATTGCCCGTTTACCGTCGATAATATTCGGCTACTGGCACAGGATAATATAATTAGAAAAAAAGACAGTGACGAGGTCGGATTCATCGAATATCGAAACGTTAAAAGAGATGAGACTGACAGAGAGAATTTGATTGTCAAAGGGAAGCTGGGCGAGGGTTACCTCAATCGGCGCATTGTATGGGGGCGTGAGATATTAAATACAACCTATGAGCTGGCCTTGCGGACGTTGGTTGATAAAAATTGCATCAACCCAACCGATACGACCCGGATCATTAATACTTTGATTCTGGGTGATATCGGTAATTTTACCGGAAATATTAATTTCCAGGTATCTTATCAGAACCTACTCAAAGTAGTGGAGGCGTTGTGTCTGGAAGCTGAATTGGGCAACCGGATTCGATTTGATAAGACCCTGAAAAAATTGAAGTTTGAAATCTTTCAGGGATTGGATCGGACATCAAGCCAGACTGTTAATCCTCAATGTATTTTCAGCAAAGAATTTGACAACATCTTAGATCAGGAATATACCGATAGCATTATGGATTATCGCAATGTGGCGTTAGTTGGCGGCATCGGAGAGGACGCTGATCGGCGGCTTTTGACGGTTGGGAGTGGAACAGGGCTGGAACGGTTTGAAGCATTCAACGATCAAAAAGGCATTTCCAACATGGTGGATAATGTGGAAATGGCAGAGGCTGAATATTCAGCACTATTAAGCAGCAAGGGGAATGAAACACTAGCCGAAACAAAGAAGGTTCAGACCTTTGAGAATGGCGTTAACCTAAATTCAAATCTTAGATATAAAGTTGATTTTGATCTGGGCGACATTGTCACCTGTATGTCAAAAAAATGGGGGATCACCATCGATAGCCGGATCAATGAGATTGAAGAAGTCTATGAGGAATCAGGGAAGGAAGTAAATATTGTCTTTGGAAAAGAAATGCCCAGGACAATTGCTCAAAAAATAAAATTATTATGAAAGGGGTGATTTGATGGCAGAAATTAGTGGATTCCATGGTTCAGAGAACGGTGATCGGCGATACAAGGCTGATTTTTGGGCACGATTTTTAGGGAGCCTTATTGGCAATGGTGTCTACCCGAATCCGAGCACCAATTTGCAGGTAATTGCTAACGGCGACATGACGGTGACGGTGAAGGCCGGAAAAGCGTGGGTCAATGGCGTGTTCTATGAGAATACGTCGGATAAAGTTATTACACTTGATGTTGCAGATGGCGTTTTAAAAAGAATTGACCGGATCGTTGTAAGTGACATAACTTTAGAGCGTGACACCTATATTAAGGTAAAAAAAGGATCATTTGCGAGTACTCCAACAGCGCCGTCATTGCAGAGGGATGCTGATGCACATGAGTTAGGAATTGCGGACATCTACATTGTAAATGGAGCGGTGAGTATTTCGCAGGCAAATATAACTGACTTGAGGTTAAATTCAGAATATTGCGGGATTGTGCATGGGATTATTGATCAGGTGGATACAACAACGTTATTCAATCAATACCAAGCGTGGTTTGAAGAAACTAAACAAAAAGGTGAGGCTGATTTTTATGCTTTTCTTGCTGATTTGGAGGGGACGTTATCAGGTGATGTTGCAGGAAATTTACTAGTTAAGATTAATGATAATGCAGCAGATATTTCAGTTCATACGACGGCGATCGCGAATATTCAATTGGATTATGCCAAACACCCTGGATATGGTACGACAACAGGATCAGCCAATGCCTATATTTTGTCACTTAATCCGGCTCCAAGTTCATTAGTCGACGGATTTGGGGTCTGTATTAAAATTAATGTCCAAAACACTGGTGCTAGTACGTTGAATGTCAATGGACTTGGGGCAAAAAGTATTTTAGATTCTAAGGGCAACGCTATGACTACGGGTAAGCTAAAAGCAAATACCCCATATACAATGAGGTATAATGGCATAAATTTTATCTTACAGGGTGAGGGAGCTTCTGGTAACGCCACTGCATCTGACCTTTACTCTGGAAAAACAGCAAGTGTTGATGCAGGAGAGATTATAGGAACTAATCCATACAAAGCCGGTGCGACAGTTGATTATTCAAAGTTTAATATATCTGCTTATGCTGGAAGGTTTACATCAGACACAACGAAAGGTTTAGTCGGAGTTGGGATTGACACCAGTGGTAATGGATGGTTTGTGCAATTTGTGTCAAGTACGCTTTTAACGATCAAAAAGATAGTAGAGAGTGTGGGAGTTATTTTAACGTTTAATGTAACACTTCCAAATGCAGTGAATGGGTATAGCACAAATACCGACGTTATTGTTGATAATAATAACAACCTATATGTCTCTTTGAGCAACTCTATTGTAAAAATAAATCTAAACACTAAATCTCTCGTGTGGCAGACGCCCTTGCTAACAAATTGGTCTATTCAGGCGTTTGCTGCCGATAGTACATTTGACAACTTTTACATAGGAAATCAGCACGGAAGTGGCACAGAGTTGTTTAAAAAATATAACTCTGGTGGAGGACTAGTCTATTCCTATTCAGACTCAATAAACTATTGTAAGGAGAAATCTTTAGTTGTTGATACCTCGGGAAATATTCATATGTTAACATACATAAAATCAATATATCCAAGTGAAATAGACTACAGAGCATTTACGCCCGCAATGGGAGTTCTGTGTGTAAAGACAAAAAGTGAATTAGGATTAAACTATAAAAGCTTATTTGTTAGTTCAAAAGATCCGGGATATGTTTATTTTTTAAAAGACTATTATTTGCAAAAATTTGATTATAATTCTTTGTCGTTCTTGTCATCAATAGGCATTAATAATTTTGTGTATCTGTTGGGTTGTGGATATGATGGTAATTTTATATGTTGTGGTACAGGTAGTGGTATAAGTGGGTATTATTTTTCTTTAATGATATTTGACAAAACCGGGAAGATGTTGTGCATGACAAATCCAAATGAAAGCTATTCATATCCCGGAACAACTTTTAGATATGCTGCATCGCGCAATAACATAGCATTTTCTGCCGCCAGTGACTATAATACAAGTTACCCAGCGTTAAAGACTGCGGTAGGCACTAGAATATTACCGGAGTTCACACTAGTTTAATTTTAGAAGGAGAGGACAAAGAAAATGATTTATATTACAGTTGATGGAAATAATTTGGTAAAATTTCAACATTTTTTACCAGTTGATGAAGTTCACGGTTTAGGAAAAACTGAAGAGGAACTTTTAATTGAGGGGTACCTCGTGGATTCCATACCCCAACCCGAACAACAAGCAGGAAAAGTCCCGATACTTTATTACACGCCTGAAACAAACGTATTCCATTATGAGTACAACGATATTCCAAAAACTCCAGAACAGATTCAGGCTGAGAAAATAGTATCAATTGAAAATCAAACCGCTGAAGCCATGGTCGACATTGATTTTAGATTATCAAACATCGAATTAGGCTTATAGAAAGGAGGTGAGAGAAATGACTTGCACATATTGTAAAACAGTAATTAATAATGGAAGATACGGAACAAAAGAAGCGATGATGGTAAAAATTGATGTGTTCCTGTTGAATAACCGAATTACCCAGGAAGAATACACGGAACTGGTTGATTTACTCAACGCAGCAGCTTAAGCTGTTTTTTTTATTCCCCAAAAAGAAAGGAAGAAAGAATGAGATATTTTACAGACACCCCCTTAGTTTCAAGCATTTTTACGGCAGTAGTAGGATTCGTGACATGGTTATTTGGAGGGTGGGATACGTTGATGTGTGTTTTGGTTGCGCTGATGGCTTTAGATTATATCACCGGGTTAATGGTGGCGTTCCAGAACAAAGAACTGTCCTCATCCATTGGGTTCAAAGGACTGTTTAAAAAAGTGGCTGAGTTGGTCGTGGTCATGGTTGCAGTTCAAATCGATATTGCAACCAACCAGGGTGGATCATATTTTAAAAACATTGTCTGCCTGATGTTCATTGCCAATGAAGGACTGAGCATCTTAGAGAATACCGGCAATTTAGGTGTTCCCCTCCCGGAAGCCCTTACCAAGGCATTAAAACAGATTGGGGATAAGGCAGAAACAGAAAAAGAAAGTGAAGGTGAAAAAAATGAATGAAGTAAGCGTATTATATGACGGCCATGTCCAGGACATTGGCGATATCCCCGTGGTTCAAAACGGGGAGTTATTGGGGACACGTGGAAAAAGTAAGCGATTGGAAGCGCTGGGCATCCGGATTGAATCAAACCTTGATCTTGGGGTAGAGTACGAAGGACAAATTGAAAATATCGGCTGGGATGCCACAAAGCGAGATGGTGAAAGGATCGGCACCAGTGGCAAGGGGCTCCGCCTTGAATCTGTTCGGATTCGATTAACCGGATCGGATGCTGACAAATATGATATTTATTATGGTGTCCATGCTGAAAATTATGGGGATATGAATTGGGCCATGAATGGTGAATCGGCCGGGACCGAGGGCTTTGGTTTACGGATCGAGGGGATCAAGATCATTGTCGCCCCGAAAGCCGTTAAACTGTCGGTTAATGATGTGCGAAATTTTGTAAAAGCCGAACCAAAGCCGGTTGAGATCGCAGCAGCCCCGACTCCACACGTGCAGCAGAGTTTGGCCGGAATAATTATCTGCCTAAATGCCGGTCATGGTGGCAGTGATCCGGGGGCGGTTGGTCTACTTCGGGAATCAGATCAAAATTTATGTGTGGTCCTCAGACTTGGTCAGTTGCTTTCAGAACGTGGAGCAACCGTCATTTATACACGAACCACAGATGTCCACATGTACCTAATCGACAGAACAGATATCGCCAATGATGCCAATGCCGATATCTTTGTTTCGGTACATCACAATGGGTCAAACGATTCTACATCAAATGGATCTGAAGCGATCTGTTACCCGGGGAGTGATAATGGGCTGCGGTTGGCTACTCTGACATTAAACGGGATCTGTAATCGCCTTGGCACCTATCGACGTGGCGTAATTCAACGTGATGATTCGGATGTTGCGACGTCGGATATGTCGGCAGTTATTTCAGAAGCCCTGTTCTCATCCAACCCGGATGAATGTCAATTCTTCTCAAATGGAGGAGCGGAGCTGGAAGCTCAGGGAATTCTCGATGGGATTCTTGCTTATTTTGGAGTTGCTTAAATTACTTACATGGCCATCTTTCGGGATGGCCTTAATTTTATATTCATGAGGAGGAAAAATGAATAGTTTTATACCATGGATTGGCGGGAAACGCCTGTTAAGAAAAACAATAATTGAAATGTTCCCAAAGGACTTTGATCGATACATTGAGGTATTTGGTGGTGCCGGATGGGTGCTCTTTGCAAAAGATAAGCATGCCGATCTGGAGATTTACAATGATTTTGATGGACAGCTGGCAAATTTATTCCGATGCGTGAAGTTTCACCCGGATGAAGTTAAAAAAGAAATAAATGGGGTTCTTAATTCCAGAGAGTTTTTCGATGACTTCAAAGCGCAACTGGATATGCGTGGATTAACCGACATTCAACGTGCTGGGCGTTATTTCATGATTATCAAAACATCATACGGTGCCGACAGAAAGAGCTTTGGAGGGACTAAGAAGAACCTCAATAAAAGCACCGACTATCTGAGCGAGATCAGTGATCGGCTGAATGGTGTGGTGATTGAAAATAGAGATTTTGAGCGGATCATCAAAGTTCATGACAGGTCGAATGCTTTGTTTTATTTAGATCCACCCTATCACGGGACAGAAAAATATTATCAAACCGGATTTGGTGATGCCGACCATGAAAGATTAAGAGATTGCTTGAAAGAAATCAAAGGAAAGTTTATACTGAGTTATAATAATGATGATTTTGTCAGGGAGTTGTACCATGACTTTAACCTGATTGAAGTCAGCCGGAGAAATTCGCTGCTTGAACGATATGATGGCAAAGATAAAGAATACAAAGAAGTAATAATCACGAATTACTAAAAATCTACCTTATATTAAAGGGCCTTACGGTGTGGGGGCTTTTTGGTATGAGGTGAAAAGGAGTAATGGAATTTAAGGTCAAATTAGTTTTTTTGGAGGTTTGTTTTGTTTTTAAATATTTTTGTTAATAGTGCTGCGGCTTCAAGTTTAGCAAAAGGGTTAATTGGGGATTTGATTCCATTATTTGCGATAGTCGCAACTTCAGTGATGGGTATTTATACGGTTATCAATGGAAATAGAAATTTCAATAAAAATAGCTTCAATAGTTTAGTATCGACAAATAGAGTTGAATGGATGCAAAAATTAAAGTTGCTTGTGTCTGAGTACTCAAGCAAAATTGCCTATTATGAGTTAAGACAATTTCCTGAGAATGAAGGAACACTTTATGGGGATGTTGTAAAAACTGCTACTGCGATTAAATTACATCTGAATTTTAAAGGAAAAGCAGATAAAGAAATTTTAGAATTAATAGAAAAGACAAATAAAAATTTTGAAAAGATACTACTTTTGATAAGAGCTTTAGATAGTGAAGATGTTTTTATTAGAATGAAATTTCAAATTTACTGTATGAATAATGATAGGGAACTTTTTAAAGAAGAGCTTTTAGATGTTTTTAAAAAAATAAGAGGTGGTCCCCTTCCTAAAGATGTTGATATTGAAAATGAATATTTAAATCTACTAAGATATGTAGATGATCCAGTGATAGCAGAGATGATTAATCAAAGGATAAATAGTTTTATAAATAAAGATTTATTGCTTTCATCAAAGATACTAAAAGAATCAGAAAAACTGTTGATTATTTTAGTTCAAATATATTTGAAAGTTGAGTGGGAAAGAGTTAAATTTGAAGCTAGAAATAAAAATAATGAGGAATTTGATTTTGAGAGTAAATATCATGAGTATAAAAATTATTATTCGACAGAAATAATTGATATTTGTAAAGAATGTAAATTTGATTTCATTGATATTAAGAAGTTGAAAACCAATATGTCAAATTGA